GCTTTACAAGTTATTCAAGAATGTGACAATCAAATCTCACAAGCCTTTATGGCTCAATTTATGAATTTGGGAATCTCTGACACTGGATCAAGATCAGTTGGAGAGGTGCATCTATCGGTATTTAGAAGAGCATGTATCAATTTTCTTGACTTGGTGGCTAGTGCAATCAGTGGGCAAGATAGACGAGGGGGCGGAACTATTGGCCGTCTCATTCGGTGGAATTATGGCAACATTGAAGCAACTAAATTGCCTCGCTTGGTGCATAGTGGTCTTGATACCGATGCACTAGCTGAGGCACTTGCAAGCTTGCCATCATTGGTACAAGCTCAATTATTGACGCCTGATGATGATCTTGAGAGAGCAATCAGACAAAAGATCGGTGCTGGTCAATTGCCAATTGAAGCAACTAGAACGGCTCAAGATCGTGCTGTTGCACAAAATCCAGCTTTAGCTATGGCTGAAAGATTGAGAGCAATCAGATGAACGAGAAACAAATATCACTTGCTAAACAAAGATTGATGAATAGAAGATTTAATGCTTATCTCAATGCACCTAAGAAATATGATGGAATAGATTTTACTCCACCTCAAGGCGTGAGAGATGCAGCAATCAGAGCATTAAAGAAACGATCTGAGCAACCACCTTCAAAGCGTGGGATGACAGCCGTTGGCATTGCTAGAGCAAGAGATTTATCTAACGGCGTTACCTTATCACCTGATACCATTAAGCGAATGGTTGCCTATTTCACAAGGCACGAAGTCGACAAGCAAGGCTCAACATGGGCTGAATATGGTAAAGGTAGACAAGCTTGGGATGGTTGGGGCGGTGATGCTGGTTATACTTGGGCAAAGAAAATTTTAGCACAAATGGAAAGAGCTGATGAGAAAGAAAAAGCATTGTCGGAATCTCCCTTGCCGTCCTCCAATCGTACTGACATTAAGGTATTTAGAGAAAGAATCAGGTTGGGAGAAATTGCTTTATATCCAGGACAAGACATTAAGGTGCTTTCTGTGGGTAAGGTCAACTCAAGGATCAATGGCAAGACGATTCAAGATGTCACTCCTCAAATCCTCTCTGAGATGGTAAGAGTATTCAAGGCAAGGCTCAATGAAGATCCCGTTATCATCGATTGGAATCATCAATCATCTCCCTTTATGGATAACGGGCCAACTGATCCAGCTCAATCTATGGCATACGGTGAAATATCTGATGTATATGTAAAAGATGATGCACTTTATGTGAAACCTCTATATACTCAAGCAGGCCTCGATCTAGTGAAAGCTAGTGAAGGCGTTTTATATCCATCACCTGAATTTTTAGTAGGTGATATTTATGCAAGGGAAGATGATCCAAAGCCAATCGGATTTGCTCAACTTCAAGCTGTCACCTTGACGGCTAGACCAGCTCAATCTAAAAATAAAATTAGTCGTGTTTTACTCATGGAGAACATAATGAATCCAGAAGAATTAAAGGCTATGACAGCTGATCAACTCGTGGCTTTAGTGCTAGAAAAAGATCAACTCGTCAAGCAATTAGAAGCACAAGTTGAAGGCTTAAAATCTGAAAATGATCAACTCTCAGCACCTGAAGACGGTAGCATGAGCGGTGATAATGGTGAAGAGATTGCCATCAAGCTTGACGGTGAAAACCTTGACAAGAAAAAGATGATGGAAGATGAAAAGAAAATGTCTGAAGCCACCGCTTTATCTGAAAAGGCACAAGCCAAACTGATGAACGAACTAAATGCACAAGTCACTTCTTTGTCTGAGCAAGTCAAGACCTTACAAGCTGAAAAGCATCAAGCTGAAAGAAAGCTTGTGATTGACGGCTTGCTTAACACTGGCAAGATTGCACCTAGTGAAATTTCAGCCGTTGAATCAGCCTATGATATCAAAGACAAATTCCCAGCTATTTGGCAATCATTCAGTGAAAGAAAAGCAAATCAAGCTATCAACCTTTCTGAAAAGGGACATGCTAGCACCGCTCAAGAGATCAGCTTTATCGATCAAGTGAATGAAATTAAAAAGACAAAAGGCATCACATTCTCAGAAGCCTTAAATGTCATGAAGAACGAACAACCTGATGCTTACATCAAACATTTCAAAGGATAATAATCATGAGCTTAAATAATCATGCTATCTATAAGACCTTTATCGCATCTGCATCTATCACCGCTTTGACCTTGGTTAAACTTGATAGCGATGCAAAGGTAACTCCATGCACAGCCTCAACTGATGTCCCTGTTGGTATTGCTCAACTTGCTGGTGCAAGTGGTGATGCTATCAATGTATGCATCAGCGGCGTTTCTCGTGTTGTTGCTGGTGGTACTATCACCGCTGGAACTCACTTTTTTGTGCAACCTGGCACCGCTGGCAAAGTTTATGCTTATGATGGCACAGGTGCAAGTACTCAAATCATCGCTGGTCGTTTCTTGCCAAATGAAAGAAATACTGCAGCAAGTGCAAATGAAGAAATCGAAATCCTTTTCAATGTCTCTTTAGGAGTCTAATCAAATGGCAAATTCTAGCTATAGCAATATTCATCCAGTCAACGAAATCCTTCGCAACCTTGCCATTGAAGCAATTCCTAGCGATGGACAACTGATCGCTGATCAAGTGATCGAAAATGTTGATGTCAAAGCAATTGGTCCAACAGGTACTCTCTTGATCGAAGAAACACGCAACTTCATGGGATCTCCTGATGTTGATGCACAAAGAGCACCTGGTGCAGATCGTCAACGCATTGGCAACTTTGACCGTTCAAGCACAACCTTCTCAGCAAAGATTTATTCTTTAAGCGATGAAATTGCTCTTGAAGATATCAAGTATTCACAATATCCAGGCAATGAAGAACAAAGATCATTCCGCAAAGTGCAAAGATCAATGCTCTTAAATCGTGAAACTCGTTTGGCAAATCTCTTGTTTAGTGCTGGCAATTGGGGCTCTTATACCTCTGCTCTCGCATCTTTGGCTAGTGGCTCAAATGGTACACAATGGAATCAAGCTGGTGCTGAACCTTTAACTGATCTTCATGCTTTGATCGATGTTATTCGAGCAAATTCTCATGGTATCTTGCCTGATACTTTAGTACTTGGTTATGGTGCTTTAAGAGCATTATCTCGCAATGCTGAAGTTAGAGGCTTTTTCACCGCTGGCAGCACTCCATCAGGTACAGCAGCAGGCAATCGCTTGATGAAAGATGATATGGTGATTTCCGTTCTCAAAGAAGTTCTAGGGATCCCAAATGTACATGTTGGTCAAGCTCGTAAAGAAACAGCAAATGCTGGCTTAACTTCTTCTGAAGCTCAAGTATGGACTGATGACAGTGTTTTCATGGGTATCATGAAAGGCTCTGATGCAATTGCAAATAAGAACGGCGTCAAGGTTATGCCAGTAGCCGCTCTCAATTTTGTATATGAAGGCTACTCTTCAGGTGCTTATGATGATCTCGCTATGACAAAGAGAACTGTTTGGATGGAACATACACATCAAGACAAGATCATTGCTCAAAATTATGGTTTCCTCTTGACTGATTGTTTAGCTTAATGTTCGTATGTTTAATTGTCCTTATTGCCTTAATTCTATCAATAATATGGTGCACCTAGCAGAAGCTAGTGATGCAGATCAACAGGCAATAGAGGATATCAGAAAACAATGGATTGATGAACGCAATCCACAAATGAAGCTTTTGCTCAAAATGCGGTTGGATGTCCTTGTCAAAGAGGTCAATTCAGCCAAAACATTTGAGGAAGAAATGAAGAAAGCGACAAATCGATTATATCGTGCAATCGCTGAAATGGTGCAGCAAGGTCAAGGCCAAATGCTGATTAGCATGTCACCGGATGAGCTTAAATCTTTTTTAATCACTAGTGGCATGGGAGACGCTTTGACATATTTTGAGCGGTCTCAAGTGGATATAGTGGAGATGATCAATAAGGCAACAATTGAAATTGATCCTCAATTTAAATCAGCACCTCCAAATCTCATTCAAGCAATAGCTCAGCAAACTTCATCACAAGTCTTTGATGCTCAAATCTTGCCGTCTCTAAGTAGTGCAATTCGCAACATGGCAACAACTGCAATCATTGTGGGGAGCTCAAAGCCTGTACTTGATCAGATGAGAGTTGCTTTTGATAAATCTGTTGGCGTTGGCACTACTCAAGCAAGAACGAAGATCGCTGAATTTGGGAGATCTATCAATGCTTTAAATGCTGATGAAGCTGGCTTAGAGAACTTCATTTATGTTGGGCCTAAAGATGGGATCACTCGTCCATTTTGTCGCAAGTTGGTTGGGAAAGTGCTATCTAAAAAGCAGATCATCAAGCTTGACAATGGGCAACCTTCAAGTGGTCCTCCATTGACTTCAGGCGGTGGCTATAATTGCCGGCATTCATGGGCTCCAGTGAGCAAGGGATTTCTAAAGGTCAACAATTTAACGGTGGTTTCAGATAGTGAGATAAAGGACATAACAACATGAGAAAAGCACAACAAGGCAAAAACTATAATTTCATTTGGCAAGCTCCACATCCAATCAGTGGAACTCCATCAATTGCATTCTATCTTGAAGGTGGATCAGTTGGCGATGCTATGTCTCAAGGTCGATCTGATTTAGTAGCTACTGATTTAGATAGAGATAGACGAGTGATGACTTTGTCAGCATCAGCATCAGCCTTAAAGCAATTTCAATCAGATGCTTTTTTGCTTACTGATGCAGATACATTCTTTTCAATTAAGATCGTTCGCATCACTGGAACACAACTGATTTTAGCTGATCCACTACCGAGAGACATCGCCTTTACATCTAACTCAACAATTCAATTTGCTAGTTGGCTTTATACTTGCTCATCTTCCAATGTCACAGCATCTAAGCAAACAATCGCTTATGCCGTTGAATATGTACAAAGCGAAGGCACACAAACGATCAATAGAGTTGAAAAGGGAAGTTTAAAAGTTGTGCCTCGTCCTTTTGATACTGGCTTAGATCATAATAAGCTATGCTCAATATTTCCACATATTGCTGATCTAGCACCTAGACGGGCAAACGGCTTTGAAGAGCAAATATCATCAGCACTTGATGAACTTGCTTTATATGTAAGAGATTTAATCGTACCGAGAGATGTTGATGAAGATGATATACACAATTCACATGATTTATTGCAGGCTCATTCCTATCTTGCGATTGCTCGTGTGCATGAGCTTAATGGCAATATCGATTTAAGTGAAAAAATGAGAGCAAGGGGAATTGAACTTGCTGATCTTTCTATGAAAACAATCAGCCTTGATTTGAATACAGATGGCATCATTCAAACTACTGAAAACAATCAGCGAGTAAGTGCAAGCTCTGATATTCGTGGAAATTTTGCTGGCAGAGTTGTTGGGGAATATGAAGCACAGTTTATCCCTTCAAGAAATATGAGATGGTAAATGAAAGCAACACTGAGCCTAAACTTGCCAGCCTTAAATCTGACTAAGCCTATGATGATAGGAATTGCACAAGATATCTTAGCAATCATTAAGATCAGAATTTACAAGGGATTGGATTATAATTTAAACAAGTTTAGAGCATACTCAACAAAGCCTATTTATATCGGATATAAATCAACAACCTACAAAAGATTAAAGCCTAAAGGTGGAGTTAAAAAACCTAACTCAATGTTTTTTGCTGGTGGTTATGCTGAGTATAAAGATAAATCTCGCAAGCGATCAAATTCGATTGAAGGTCAAACGGCGTCCGTTGATTTAACCTTATCAGGGATGATGATGCAAAACTTTGTAGTACTTGATGCAACCAACACAAAATTCACTATTGGTCTTTTGCCACCTGTGCAAGATTATGGTTATGCAGTTAATCAAGATCGTGGCTTTATTGGTC